GGTATAGTCAGTAGCTGGATCAAGAAGAATACCATTCAGATAAACTTGAAGAGCCCCTGCAGTGTACGCAAGTGTATTTGAGTTGGCATCAGAGCCAGAGAAAGATGTTGTAGAAGACGATACATCGTACTTAAACTCAGTAATAGATGCACCCGCATCAACGCTTGCACCACCACCGCCACCAGAAGATGCAATAGTTACACTATCGCCTGCGGCACTTGTAGTAAGAGTAACATTGCTACCTGCAACAAGAGTTAACGTATCATTTGCCTGATCTGCAACAACACTTCCTTGTCCAGAAACAGCAATAGTGCCAAATGAGTTTCCTGCACTAGCAGAGTTAGTAATAGTTACAGTATCAGTACTAGCATCTGTAGTTACGCTAATACCACTGCCGCCCACAAGGGTAAGAGTGTCATTTGTGCTGTCTGCAGCTACAGTAGTTTGCCCAGATACAGCAATATTACCAAAAGCATTGGCCCCAGTGGCTGTATTGGTTATAGTAATTGTATCGGTACTTGCATTAGTAGTTATACCAATACCAGAACCCGCTGCGAACGTAAGGGTATCTGTAGTAGAGTCTGCAACTACATCAGTTTGCCCAGATACAGCAAAAGTAGAAAAAAGATTTTGGCTGCCGCCTCCACCAGAAGAAGCAAAAGTTATACTGTCTCCAGAAGCGTTCGTAGTAATAGTCATATTACTGCCAGCAACAAGAGTAAGCGTATCTGTAGCACTATCCGCAACTACATCGCTTTGCCCCGACACAGAAATAGTTTTAAAAGTTTCGGTTACAGTCCCAGATGTGCCGCCTATCTCTACAATGGCATCAGAACCATCATTTTTCTTGATAAACATTTTGCCATCATATGTATTGATAGCAACTTCACCCAGCTCTAAATCTGAGGTACTAGGAGTATTCCCCGAAACGGAAGACCGTTTGAGTTTAATTGTCTGTGCCATGTGGCTCCCCTAAGATTGCGTATATACGCTAGGATTTTTGTTAGAAAGTGCCGCCGTCCAAAGTGTTTGCCCATGAAGCGACGCCCGAAGTATTCATACTAAGAACATAATCTGAAGCAGTAGCATTTCCAGAGGGCTTCACTAATCTTGTGTATCCTGCATTTGCAGCTGCCCCTATTAGTAAGTCACCTACCGCTGTTGCTGTGATACCCTTTATTCGTAGCGCATCTCCGCTAATTTCTAAAGTTTTATCGTCATCATTTACAGAAAGAGTATTCCCAGATTTAGCAAGACCGTCTCCTGCTGTAATTTGCCCAGCACCAGAAAATTGAGATACATCTAATGCAGTAGTACCTAATGTCGGTTCTCCATTATGTGTAAATACAAAACCATTATCAGCATTAACACTGCCCTGCTCTACAAATACAAACGTACCTCCAGTTATCTCGGCAGCAGTGTCTGTATCAGTTGATCTGGTAATTACAAAAGGCGCTGCACCCGAACCTACAGTGGTAACAGTATAGATGCCGTTTTCAAATGCATTGCTTTGATTTTTAACAAGAAGTCGATCATTTAGCGATAGATTTTGTCCATCAATACCAATTGCACCATTTGAAGATGCTGTAATAGTACCTGCACCGTTACTGTAAGTGCCTGGAAGATTTCCAGTGGTTGCTGCTACTACTGATGCTTTAACATCTAGGGATTGAGCTATAGAATCTACATATTCTTTTGTTGCAAGAGAGTTTGTACCAAAACCAGCGCGATTCTTATACCCAGAAGGAACAGTAACTGTTGCCGTTCCATCCGGCGATAAAATTAAGGCGCCGTTCGAATCAGTAGTAGAAATAGTATTTGCATCAATTCTAACATTATCTACATCTAGTTGAGTTCCAGATATTGTAGTAAAAGTTGCGGCAGCTGCAGTATTAGCACCTATTGTAGCGCCATCAATAGCACCTCCATCAATATCAGGAGTATTAATATCAGGTGAAGTAAGAGTCTTATTTGTAAGCGTCTGCGTAGCAGTATCAGAAATAAGATTACTACCTGTTGCAGGAAGTACTAAAACATTAGAGGCGGAAGCACTATGAGGAGCAGCTTGTATTGTTTGAAAATGAGCATTAGAAGATTCACAATAGAACTTGATCTTGGAAACATTTCCAGTTCCTGTTCTAATATCTATAAGGCCGTCTGAGATAGTAACGCCACCAGTTGAACCGTCTCCTTCTATAATCATAGACTTGCCTGTAACAATCTTCTCAGCAGAGTTGGTTGTTACAAAAGTCATAAAGGTATTAGTACCTTCAGTGATTGTAAGAGCGGTGGCAGAGTTATCTATAATCTTAAACTCAGTTGCTTGAGTTTCTAAATTTATTGTACCTGCATCAATATCTAAGTTTGCAGCAGCAACGATATCTACGTCGCCAGAGCCTGATGTAATAGAGTTGGCTCCAATTGTAAGATTTGCTGTTTTAAGCTGATCGATTTTACTAGAGGCATCAACAAGTATTGCACTACTAGCAGTAAGAGTACCTGCGGTGTGATCGAGCATATCAACATATACTTTACCACCAATAGCAGTTACTGAGTTATCAGAAGGTTGTCCAATAAATAACTTATCACTAGCATCAGAGTACGCTAGCTCACCTGCTACAAGGGAAGAGGGAGCCGAAGTACTAGTACTGCGTTTGATTTTAATTGTTTGAGCCATTTAAAACTCCAAAATAGCCTTAAAAGGCTCCTGCATCCACTGTATCAGAGTCATCTGAGATATTGCCTATCATTATAGGAACCCACTCAAATGTTCCGGAACTAGTTTCACGGTAAACTTTTAGTTGATCATCGTCTGTATCATACCAGGTATCGCCTTCGGATACGTTTGCACCCGTGGGGGCGCTATCAGAACGAAAATCTTGATCTGCAAGTTGTTTTAATGCATCATAAACTGTAGTTGCACTGATTGTATTGTAGGGAGTAAAAGAAACATTTGTAGCGTCTACACTTATTGAAGGTAGTGCCACATTATTTACCGTTACGCTGGTGTCTTCGGTAACAAGATCTATAGAAATACCGTTGGTATTATTTACAGTTATATCTGTTACTTCTTCTGTAATTGTAATGGAATTTACAACGCCCATGCTTATCTCGTTACTTCTTGGTTCAAGGTTACCTTTCCTTCAAGAAGGCGCTTAACAATTGCATCGCTACCTGTATGTATTTCTAGATCATAGTAGTATAAACCAGCTGTCATTGCGGTAGAAGTAGCGGCTGATAATTCCATTTTTACTTGTCCATTTGTAGGAGGAGTAAGAACAGTGCAAGTAAAGGTACCTGCTACGGCAGAATCTGTTTTAGTTGATCGCATTTGTGCCCTGGCTGAATAGCCAGTAAGATTTTTAGCGGATCCGGATTCTTTAACTGTAAGATCAATAGCAAAAGTTGATCCTTGGTCAATCACTAGGTCATAGTTAGCTGCGCTCATTGAAATTCTCCATGATTAAATTATAACAAAGGGGACATACGTAGTCAAGAATTATTTTTTTAAGGGTCAATCCTACCTTATTACGATAAGTTTCCTATTCTAACCCTTAAATTTCCGCTAGAGTCTTTGATATCTATTCTATTATTCGTGCCGTCAAAAAACATGCTGGAAGCTGTAGAAGAGTTTGCTGAAATAGTTAGCTGCGCTGCATCTACACTACCTGTAGTTATCTTTCCTCCATTAACCGTAGTTGTGTTGTTATTAATTCTGTCAGCAGGATTGTAGGTGTTGGTGCCGTCATCAATGTCTCCGTCTGCCTGAAAAGTTACCAATCCTGAGAATCCTATTCCCGGAAGCACAGTTCCTATATCAACACTTTGACTACCTTGATACGTTGACTCTTCCACGGTGAATCTAACATACCAATATCTATTGGTGTTAGCAGCCACAAATTCAGGTGCATCTTCATCCCAACCACTACTCTTTGAACCAAAAACTCCGGTTCCAAAGTTATAGCTACTAGCAGAAGGAGCACTAGGTTGTAATGTGGCAGAATTCTGATAGTATAAGAAACCACTCGCAGTTCTTGCTCCTGTCGCTCCATCCTCTTGAGTTTTAAGAGGGGATGTCCATGTTAAAGAAGTGTCTGTTCCGGTTGTCCCCTGTATACTAGCAAGAGTTCTTGACTCATATAAAGGATTACCATTTGTAGCTGGAGCAGCTGCACTCCACCCTGTCGGCGGAGTTATTGCTTGAGTTCCAAAATTATAAGAACCTCCAGTAGGTGTTGCTGGAGCAGAAGCACTTCTTTTAAATACAGAGAAAGCAAAAGTAGATAATCCATCCGACCCATCTTCTACGAATTTCGCGGGTGTAGACCAAGTTACAGAGTTATCCGTTCCTGTATCTCCTGAAATCTGAAACTGTGTTCGAGAGGCATACATAATGTTAGACCCACCAGGAGGTGAAACATTCCAGCCGCTAGGAGCTGTTAAAGTATTTGTACCAAAATTAAAGGAACCTCCAGTAGGAGTGCTAGGAACACTACTATCTCTTCTGAAAACAACAGCCTGAAAAGTTGATAGCCCCGTATCTCCGTCATTTAAAGCCAGTACAGGAGTTGACCACGTTAAACTACTATCAGTAGTTGTACTTCCTGATACTGAAGCTGTTGTAAGTATCACATACTGAGGGTCAGTTCCAGATGTGGGAGCAACACTCCAACCAGTAGGAGGAGTAAGTGTATTATTACTAAAATTAAAGGAGCCTCCAGTTACAGTTGTATTCAACAAACTCGTCGACGATCTCTTATATGCCGCTATTTGTGCTACACTAGTGGAGGGGCTTGCATCAATACCTGCTCGACCTTTTGTAAAGGTTTGAATTTTAGTATGTACAGTTTCTCTTCCTAGGCTGTCCGTTACTGTTATCTCAAATGTTATTGTTCCACTGTTCTGGGATAAAGCAGTAATAGAACCCAATGCATAGCTATTAGAGGTTGTTGCAGGGGTAGAGTCCCTAGTAACATTGCTAGTAGTTACGTTTGAAACTCTGAAAGAAGGCTTAGTATACGGGCTAGAATCATCATAGGCAATTAAAGTTCCTCCAATGTACACAATAATGGTAGTTCCTGTATTATCAAAGCTACTTGGAGTCCCGGCACTATTACAAGGTACTGTAACATTATCGTTGGTCATATTTACAGTTATTGCATCTTGTGCGCCGTCAGATATGCCTATTCTACCGTTAGAAGGGCTGGAGGGAAAGAAATCTGAAACAATTGATCTGGGAGCTGTAGAACTTGTTCGTCTTGATGGAGACAGTACGTTATATCTTAACCAGTAATAAAAAGTTTGCTGCCCCTCTCCAACAATAGGATCAGTAAAAAAGTTACTCTTAGATATACCAACTAACTTTGCATCGTCCCTATCATTAGTGCTAGATCTGTGTATTTCTACACTATATGTAGCGGAGTTGAATGCCGGTATATTAGTCCATTGTAGCTCAATACCACCCCTATCATTTTGGGAAACACCATCTCCACTACCACTCATATTCATAACGCTAGGAGCGCCTACAATAGCAAGAGTAGGGTCTGTATTTTTTATAACACCCTTTACTCTAGGAGATTCAACTAAGTAGGCATTATCATCATGCTCTTCTGCAGTTACCTGAGTAGTACAGTCCTCGTTATAATTTAAATTCGTAACTCTATATAATTTATTAGACCATCCAAATCTTGGGTACGTTATCCTAATTATATTACCTGCAACTAAAAGTAGCCCTTTAGGACCTATCTCAAAATTTACTTTCAAGCTTGAGCGAGAGTTCAGCAAATACTGCTTTGCATTTACCCTAGCATTAAAATAGTTTGTTACAGAGGGAGTTCTTATGCTTCCTTTCTTAGGAACCATTCTGTCTTCTTTTAAGTAGTTAGAGTCGAAGAGGCTTATAGATCTACTTTCAAATCTATTTTGAGGGTCTACTATGCTCAGGTCTACTTGATTAAAAGTTCCTTTTTGACCTTTATCCTCAATAGCAATAGACCCAATAATATCCTCATCTGATATATCTTCCGCAACATAATCGACTCCATCGACAGTGATAGTGCTGGGGGGAATGGAAGATCCTTTTACGCCTAAAGAATACTTACCGTTAGAATATCGCAGCATTCCGTTAAAGTGCCCCAACATACTATTGATATTTTCAAATATAGGAGTCGAAGTATTTAATACTGTATTAGTTTGATGTCTAGTAACATGTCTTTGATTTTGGGCCTCCCAACCAAGATATCGCCAATATTTAACATCATCAGAATCATATAAGCTATATCCTGAGTTATAAGTATCTTCATTTATAAAGGTCTTAACGACAGGATTACCTTCAAAAGTTGCTCTAGCAGAAGAGACATCTACAGGCAGGCTTGCATTACCAGTGCCACTGACTTTAGTGATATTGAAAGAAGTTACACTACTTGTAGTAGAAGGAGTGCTACCTACTGTGCCGTCGCCGGACTTCTGATGTAATCCTCCTAGATAATAATATAAATCTCCCGAAGAAAAAGATTTCCAACCTTCCCATCTCTTTGCTAGCTTGCCAAGAACATTTGTGAACGTTATAGAAGTATAGCTCTGATTATTAACAGTAACAGCTACAGTACTTTTTACCTCTCCTTCCCATATGCATCTAGTTCCAGAAGTATATTTATAAACAGCTCCTACCGAAGGAACATTATTTGAAGCAATTAGTAATGTAACATCTGACCCCGTATCACAAGTTCTAGCACTAGCTAAAAATGACTCTAAATCAATGTCAGTAGACAAATCTAAATCACGACCATATCTGTTGTTAGTAAGATAATCAAGTAGTTGCATTACAGGATTTATAGACACTCTAATATCGCTGTCTTTAGAGAATATTTTATATGTATCAGAAGAAGTAGGCAGAAGCTCATCCTCAAAAGGTGCTTCAACTACAGCAACTCTTGAGCCTCCATCATAGTCTACTATTTTTCTTTCTTGAACTTTAGTGCTGCCATCAGATTTAACTTTAGTAAGCTCTATAATCATTCCATTATAAGCATTATCTGTACTGCTTGCTCCAGAGCCCAGTACAACAGCATCTTTTAATGTTACATAGCTTCCTACAACATTTGCAACTCCAGTTGCAGTGCTTCCTATCTCTGTAATAACATTTCCGCTTCCTGAATAAGAAAAAGTATATTCATCTAATAAAGCTTTTGAAAAATCATCGCTTGCAGTCTCAGCTAGGGTTACTAAATCAGATATAGCTAAAGCGTCCTGCATTGCAGTACTAGGAGAGCTTAAAGTAAGATCAGCTGAAACACCATTAGAATTAGCTGCGACAGAACTTACTTGAGTTTTTAGAGTTTCTGCGACTGTTCCTGTGTTTTCAGTATTATTATAAGTTTGTAAATGATAAGTATTTGAACCACTAACAATATAAAAAGAAGTGGTTGTACCTATAGGAGGAAGATCAACAAACTGAATTCTAGGAGTTTTTGTACCATTAACTTCTAAACGTTCAAAAGTATCTTTAATTACAGCGGTGCCTAAAGTACTGTCATCTGAAGTTTTCTTTACAGTTACTGTTTCTCCAAGTGTAAAAACGTCATATGCAGCATCCCCAGAAGTGTAGGAAGGATGTTGTGCATAAGAAAAATCATAATTGTAGCACTTTACACCCTTTCCTCTAACTACAAAATCTAAAGAAGGAATTGTTGTTTCTCCTTCTGAAATCTTATATTCCGCAACAGCATATGCTGTGTCTAATACGCGGTGGCTTGCTCCCCAGTAGTCAGAGGTACCAGAATAATATGCATTGCCTAATTTAAAATTTGCAGCTTGACTTAGCAATAATGCATCGGCTTTTTGATCGCTTTTACCAGAGTGAAAAATTAATCTAGTATCAATTGGAGTAATAAAAGAAGTACCCTTTTCATGAGTTACTCCTGCTCCTTGTTCGGTTGCTCCACCTGCAAAAGTAGTTGAAGGAGTGTTATAGCTGTAAGAAGCATAAGCTGTTTCATTTTCTGTTCTCGAACTACTATGTGAGCTGGCTCCATTTGATTCAGAGTGAGGAGAGGCGGTTGCAGTTGAACCACTATTAATATCTCGAGGTGCAAGAGTGTCTCCTCTATCCATTCTACCGGAGCAAACTACATCTACACTTCCTTGATCAGATTGAGAGCCTCGAGTCCCGGAATCTTGTAAGTCAATACAGATAGAAGAAGTATCATCAAAATATACATCGTATAAGCCGCCTATTTCCCCTTCACATAGAGCATAGGCACAGTAAACTGTACTTGCGTCATTATTTAAAGTATCGACAAAAAATGGAATACTATCAATTTTATTTACCCCATATACAACAGGTAGGTACTTTGCTTCTAAGTTAAATCGAAGATCAGTTTCTCTATCAACTGTTACTTCGTACTCCACCATCTTTTTGCCGCCAAAAGCGCCCGCTAAGCCACCTCGTCTCTTTTCTTTATATCGAGTTTCTTGTACTTGATATACTCCTATAAGATTTACAGCGAGTTCACTGTGTTCAAACCCTAAGTCTTTCGCATACGCAGGACGTATAGTAGCTTCTGGATCTGGCTTATTGGAACTATTAAGGGCTCTGTGAGAGGCATCTGATGTTATTCTTCCCTGCACCCTTGAAAAATCAGCCCAGTGGCTGCTAAGTGTCCAGGAAATAATTGCTTCCTTTTCTGGATCTTCGGTCATTTTACCGCCAGAAATAATTCCCTTAAATAATAAGTACGGATCTCCTATAATACTTCCTGTGGCATCCATGTGGGCTTTATAGATAAAAACATCTCTATTAATATATCTGGCATAACCAGTAAGAGATCTATCTGTTATAACCCCATCTATTTCAGGGCTGGAAAAGGAGATAGTGATTGAAGTTGAGCTTTCATTAGACAACGATGTAATTGCAGTAATATTTGCAGTAAGATTATTGTTTGAAAAAGTATTAATTCTGGCTTCTTTGCCGTTATTGGTTCCTCCAGATATAGAAATTAAATCGCCTTCTCTAAAGCCTTCTTCCACTAAATCTTTGGTACCAGTTATAGAAGAAGCAGTTGTTGTGAAAAGATCTGTTACAGAAGTATTAAGTGCAGCTGCAGACAAGGTTATTGTCATAGAAGATGCTTTTGCTTGAATAGTTTCAGATACTGGGCCTACTTTTTTTAACTTATTTGCAATATAAGTCTGGGAGCCAGTATTATTACCTGCAGCATCTTGAGTTAAGTCATCATAGATAATATCCATAGAACCATCTGTAATATATGAGTAGTCTTTTGCTCTACGAGGGCTTTTACCTAAATCAGTGGCGAGCGGTTTCTCAAACTTTACAAGATGAGCATATGAAAATGCGTCTTCTTTCAATAAAGAATTTCTAAGAGTGGTACCTATATTTCTAATTGCCATTACTGTACTTCTTCCAATTTTAAGGAATATTCATATAAGTTATTAGTATTTAATGAATATTGCTGGGTATCTGTAGCGATTACTTTAATTAAAGGATTATGAAAAATAAAATCATCCGCAGCTTCAACTTGCTTTGACATAGGAGGAATAAAATGTATTCGAACCTGAGAGTTATTGGGCGCAACTGTACCACTTAAATAATCTGCATCAGTTTCTACTCTAGTAACCATATATGCTTTTTTATGGTTTGAGTTTGTTCCACTGATAGTGAATAAGTCTCCAGGCAAAGGTTTGCTGTTGGAGCCGTCATTATTATTATAACCAGACTTCTCTATGAGCGCAGAGGTAGATCCTGCTGTCACAGTTACATCTGCCTCTAGGTTATTACTTGCAGCATAAGTAGCAAAATTAGAGTTTTGTGGGACTCTATACTGAGGAAGAGAGACAAAAAAAGGATTCATTGCACCCTGTCTCTGTAACAAAAAAGTATAGATAGGATCAAACTGCTCTTTTGTCATAGGATTATACTTTATATCTATAGTCCATTTATGGGAAGCAATTGATCTTGCGAGTAGTCTTCCAGAATTTGTAAAATCTCTAATAGTTGGCTGTGCCGATTTTAGAACAACAGACGAGTACCCAGGACCTGCTGTACCTGCAGATTGTCCTGCATGCCCAATAGAATTATTGGGATCAGGAAGTATATTTTGAAAAGAAGAAAAAGCTGCCATTAGTATCTACTCACACCACCTGCAGAGGGAGTATATGTTGAAGTATCTACTTCCTCTACAAAGTCTTGGCCATATGAATTTGCGGCCTGACGTATCATTCCTATAATATTACCTCTCTGGGCAACTAACATATCCTCTACTCCTGAAGCGTCGATAGCGTTAATATTAAAACTTACATTAGTAGGAGCACCTGCAATCATATCATCATTTGGTACTACTCTACCAGGTATTTGTGGAACAAAGAGTTCAGGCCCCTGTTCTCCTACAATTAATCCGGTAGTCCCACCTTCTGCTCTATTTTTATATCCTGAGAAGGCTGGGTGCGGGGTTTCTGTCCCTTCCTCTCTATTTTTATATCCTGCAAAAGCTGGTCGGAAGTTCTCTGCGCCTCCCGACCCTTCCTCTCCCCTCATGTACGCAATTTCACCACTCGAAGAGCGAGATGTTGCTAAATCAACAGAACTGCCCCTAGAGCCCATAGAAACACTTGAAGGCGCAGCACCTGATACACTAGCACCACCATTGAAGGAGGTAGAGGCTATCATTGCCATTTGCTTTGCTCCCATTGCAATAACAAGACCAGCCATCATCGCCCCCACTATCTGCCCAAAAGGAGGCCCCAGCACCTGTGCAGAAGCATAAGCTTGAAGTGCTCCCACTGCCGTAGAAATAGCAACTTGAGCCATTTTCATCTTTTTCTCTTGCTCAAAAGCCTTTCTAGCAACGGCTGTTTTCTTTTTCTCTAAGGATGATATCTTACTAAGAGACTCCTGGGATTTTCCGTCTCTGTTTCTCTCTGCCTCTATTTCTTGTTCTAGTGCTCTTGTCTTTTGAGCACTTGCTGCTTTTTGAACTTCAGCAATAGTATTTATAATAGCTGAGACTGGTGCCAATGCAGCGGCAATCTTCTGACCAGTGGTAGCGCTGTCGGTGGCAAAAACATCCATGGCGGCACTTATAGACCCAAGAGTATTAGCAATCCCTGAGCTAAGAGCAGACATCAGCTCTCCTTCAGGACCTAACTTCTTAAATTCTTCTGCTAAAGCATCAAAGGTATCTGTGAGTCCCAGCAGCATGTTTTGGAAGGGGGACATACCGGAGGCAGTCCTAGTCTCCATGTCATCTATGCCCTTTATAAGGGCTTCAATTGATGCATTATTACTTCTTCGTCCTAGCTCATCAGCAGCTATTTGGCGCTCTGTTATCTCTAAAACCTTTAGTTTAGCTTTAGCTAAATCAATCTCAGTTTGAATTATTGCTTTTTTGACAGGACCTATGTCTGTTAATACAGCTTTTTCTTTTACGGCTATTTCTAGCGCTAATGCCTCTGTTTTTAGTGAGGCCGCGCGTGCTTTACCTCCCGCACCGGATATTGAATTAGCAAAGAGTTGAGCCTCAGCATTTTCATTTATCCCCTTCCTTAATTTTTCTAAAGTAGTTCTTAACTCTTTAGCATTCTCATCAGCTATACTTACAGAGTTCTTAAAACTATTTAAAGCAGCATCTGCAGACTCTGTTTCACCTAAAAGTCTAAAGCTTTCAGCTGCACTTTCAGCTGATCTTTCCATCTCTATAAGAGATTGAATAGCGGAGCTAACGTCTCCCGAACCGAGAGAATTTGCTAATTTAGGCGCTATATCACTTACTTGTGTTTTTAACTCTGCTGACATTGCTACTGCATTACTGGCAGCAATTTCATAGTCTTCTAGATTCTTTATATCCTTAGACGTAGAGAAATAACTAAAAGCCTTTTCTATCAAGCTGCCGTAAGCTTCGCTAACCCCGCTTGCTCCGGCAAGAGAATCTCTTAGATTATCAATTGCAGCTGCTTGATTCTTTAAAATTTCTTCTTTTTGCGAATCTGTGGCGCTCTCTGGTATACCAAAACTAGATTCGATTTTTTTCTTCTGCCCTGTTACGCCCAGACTTGCTATACCTTCTGCTACTGCTAAGCCACGTTCTGCTGCGTCAGTCTCTGCATTTATTCCTGCGGTGATTCCTAATAGGTCTTTCTGCATTGCATCTGAGACTTTATTTAGCGCTGCAAGTTGTTCTTCTGAAGCTAAAACTGCCTTTCTACCTTGCTCAAATTCTTTTAAAGCGCCCCCATACTTTTCCACCGCAGCTGTTGCTATTGAAATATTTGTGGCAAAAGGGGTAAAAGAGTCCGCTAAGTTACTAACAGAGGTATTTAGCTCATCTGCAGGAGCTACAGTATCAGCTAGTTCACTTTTAAGTGTTAATGTACTAAAGTTAGTTTTTAAGAGTAAATTGGATGCATCAATAAGATCATTAACCACACTTACTGCCCCATTAACAGTAGAATCTATAGCTGAGAAAAGTCCAACAAATACAAGTCGAACACCTCTTCCTGCTAGTTGGAATCCCATAGATATTGAATTAACTATAAAATCTACAATTGAAAGTACGCTTTTTGCCCAGAAATTAAATAGCATAATAATACCATTTAGTATTCCATCAGCCGCCTTAGCTAAATTACTTAAAACCGTAAAAGGAGCATTATATAAGCTAGTTATAGCCTCTTTTACTATAATTATAAGTCCAAGTATTCCTGCGAATCTAAATGCCTTATCTACAGCATTGCCCATTACTGTGGCAGCTTTACCCGCAGTTATAAATGCAGAAGTAGCCTCCTTGCTTACTTTTGCCATAACTACTTTACTGGTCAGAGCTAGTTTTCTATATTGAACTTGTACTTTTTGGAAAAAAGTTGTGCTAGATCGATCCATACTGTTAAATGCTGAATTAAAACCTCTAACAATATCTATGTTGAGTCCTTTGAATTGTCCGCGGACAATCCTACCGTGCCGAGTATACTGATGCTCGGCCTCTTTTAGCATTTTATTTAACTGACCTTTTTGAGCAGGACTCAGTGTAATTCCTTGAGCTACTTTAGATATCAGGCTTTTTGGACCTGCTTTTGATTTACTCTGGTCTATTATATCGGAAGCACCCTTAGAAGCGGTCAAGCCTCGCTGCTCCGCTATTTTTGCTGCAGTTTTATCTAACTCGCTTCTATATCGTTTCAAATCGTCTTCTGCTTTACTAAGATTAGCACTGGATGATGATGTCCAGTCTTCAAACTTTTGCTGTATAGTGTCCAGAGGCACAGCAGCTTTAAATATATTTATAGCGAGTAGGCCAAAAGCTGCCACAGCAGCCGATGAACTTCTAGAAATAATATCTGCTATACCAGAAAACACGGGGAGTACTGCTTGAGTAGCAACTTTAACTAAATCTTCAAAAGTTTTACTTAATTTTACAAAAGGATTGGATTGTGCCTCTATATCTCCAAATAAATCATTTAATTGCCTTTGAGTCTCTATAAGTACTGCCTGGCTTCGTTGAGTAGCATTTAATTCGTCTCTATTTACTCCTATGGCATCGGCATATCTTCTTGTAGCTTCTTCGAGTCGTAAAGTAATACCTAATTCATCCAGCAGTTCGGGTTCTGCCTTAGATGCACCTCGTACAAGTCTATCAAAAGAATCCGAGAAGTCTCTACCCAAAGCAGTAGAAGCTCTGCGGGCACCGTCAGCTAAATCTTCTAGCTGCTTAGGGGAGAATCCTTTGGCTAAACCGATAGCGGCTGCCTGTCCTGCCTCAGAGAAGCCTAAGAGACCATCTGATGCTTCTCTCAGTCTAGCCGTAACAGACTGTAGTGCAACTCCTGTATTAGTTGCAAAATCGACTTGAGATTTCTGAAGTATGGTTACATCTGCAGCATTTTTTAGAAATTGAAACGCAGCGCTAAGAGCAAAAACATTTGCAGCTAAAACTGCATAAGCAGGTACTAATCCTCCCCCAACTACTGAGGCCTGCTTAGCAAAACCTTTTGTAGAATTACTAGTAAGGCCTGCAGTGCCTTTTTCTAGCTTATTATATTTATTTTTTGATCGGGATGCTTTATCAGTAGCGCCGGTTAGCTTTTCTGTAGCAGCAGCAGCTTTTTTTGCATTCTTACCAATAATATTAAGAGTGCCATCATCATCGACAGTTATCTTTAGTTTTACTGTATTAGCCACTATTTTTTTCTCTTTAGCTTATCATACTCTTTCTTCATTTGCTCTGAAGACTTTTTGATAGCTCTTGAGTCGAGAAAAGACAGTATTTCTAAAAAGAATTCAATGTCTTCAATCGCATACAATTCTATATAATAAGGTAGATTAGTATAATCTTTTCCCATGTAACCTATTTCTGAAGCTACTCTATCTCCTAACATATTAAAAGTATTAGCAGCATAAACAATAATTTCTGGAAGATCCTCCCAATCAGGAGGAATTTCGTTATCTTTGGGCTCTTGCCCCAGCTGCTCCATCATCGTGAAATATTTATCACGAGTCATTCCGGTATCGCTATTCTGAAACAGCTTTTCTAGCCTTGCTAGGGCTTGTTCCTTTTGTTCTGTCACGAAAGTTTTCTAGATCAAAGACTACCTCGTTGAGCCATGTATCAAACTCAGAGGAATTTGTTACTAATACTTCTGCGTTATCTTTAGTGTACTCTACTTCTGCATTTTTATCCTGCCCTTCCGCATCTATAAGAATTAAAGTTTCTAGATGATTTACAGTTAAACCCTTCCAGTCCTTGATGCTAGCGTCAGCAAACTCTACTACGAACTTATCTTCATCTAGATTTTCAACAGGTTGTCTTGTTTTTCTGTCAAATTTGGTTGTAGTACACCTTTTTCTTAGTGCATTTAATTCTTTTCTAGAAAGATTGGCTACTTCTACAGAGAAGCCTTCTAAGCCGGGAAAGTCCATCCATACAGACTTAGTGTCGACCATTAATTTTTTAAGATCCATTAAACTAAACTCCTAGTTTGTTACATATTTAAAGATTGACGCTAGAGAGGAACTATTATCAGTAACTCTCCAGTCATAGTTTTGAAGAAATACAGCACCTGTATTCATTCTATTTGTAAAAGTACCTGTGGCAGCTCCAATATGAAATCCTCTAAAAGAGGAGCCGCTAAGACCGTTACCTGCTTTAATCTCTAAAGTAATAGAGGATTTCCAGGATTGGGCAGTACTTGTATTTGTATCTGTAAGATACTGAGAAATTGAACCGGCAAGTATTTTCTTAGACACAGTATACCCAGAAGGGTACATTGAGTTTGAGGCAGATGTAACATCTCGAGCAGCATGAACAGTGGAATAAGGTGTCCAATCTATCTCATTTTGAAGCTCAACTTTTAATGCTACAATATCTGTTAGGGTGGCAGAATCTATAACTACGTCTAAAATAGGGTTCACTAAAAAATTCTTTGTAGTGGACCTACTTTGAAGAGTACCCGATAAAGTACTATCCGTAGTTAGCTTAGATGCTTCTCCTTGAATCTCAATACTCAGGGGTCGTGATTTCTCAATTACGAAACTACCATTTGTAATGACACATGTTTCAAGTTTAAAAACATCTGTGGGTGTAGAAACAAATAAGGTAAAAGAAGTATTATCTATTAACAAAGTTTCTACAATACTAAAGTCGGCTTCTTGAATAGCCGCCATAGTGAAAGAAAAATTAGCAGGGTTAGCTTTATTAATAACACTGCCTTCAAAATAGTCTGTTAGAGCATGTAAAGTTTTAACAGTATAGCTTTCTTCTGCAAATGTTTGGCTGAAGGAAACATCACTGACATCTATTCTGTGCCTAGAGTTGCCTTGTACTACATATACTTGTACTTCTTTCTTAAAATTGTAGCTAGGCATTTCTTTTTAACTCTAAGAGAATAACGTACTCTCACTTTTAATTAACCTATAGTATAATGGAGGGGAGGAAAAATGTCAAGAATTATTTTTGTTTGGTCAAAGAAAAAGGGACCGAAGTCCCTTTATCTGTAAGTACTCTAGTTATTACGCGCCGAAATAAGTAAGAGTTGCTTCGTCTGCATCTGCAATTGTAGAAGGAAGTGCCATAAAACTTGTTTCCAAAGAAATTACATCCTCAATACTATGAGTAGGGATTTCAACGTGACAGGTAGGCATTGCAATCTGCAAGCGAGGAGTACCGGAAGCTCCACCAATCTTAAACGTAAGATTAAATGAGTTTGTTACTACATTAGTAATACTTCTCAGATCTTCAAAGAAGTCTGCTGATACATTCGTAGCATCAGTTTGCAGGGTTAAGTAACAGGTGAAAGATCCACCAATATTACGAGTACCTGTAACATGACCAATTGGCACGTTTACAATACCAATCTCTTCTGGAGTAATGTATGTATTATTATTAGTCATAGTTACACTACCACCAGTAAGCGTGAGGTCATAAGAAGATTCTAGCTCATTACTACCATCAGAATCAGGATCCTGACTTGTTGGTGCAATTGTAAGTACGGTCAGACGATTACGAATAAAGTTATCCGTGTCTAATACACCCTCTTTAATATATGGATGGGTTGTTACATTTCCGCTGCCTGGTACAGTAGCTACAACGTGCAGTCTGTGACTATCATCACTTTCTAACCAGACATCGCCTACTGCAATAGTAGAGGAGTCGGCAGTTGTGGCAGTAACAGCAGGTGTTGATGCACCAGTATTAACACTACCAGTAAAGTCTGTTACATTACTGGCATTTCCTGACCAATTAATTGTAGCAATACCATCAATATCAAAGTCAATAGCAGCCTCATTAACGGTTACACCGTCTAGCTTCATAACAGTACGGTTAGCATCGCCTAGTACAAAATAAATATTAGCAGTACCCAAGGTAGATGAGTTTGATGAGCCTAGAGTAATTACACTCTGAGATCCAGCAGGAGTAATTACATTAGTACCACTAGTATCAAAATCAAAAGTACTTGTATCGTAGTTTTTAGCTCCAGCAAATAAAGCCCAAAGAACTTCTTCTACTGCGTGCACCTCTGCGGCATCGTCTGCTTTGCCCGTTCCTGATCCTGAAGACTGAAATGGACGTACATATGTCGAAAACGACCAATCGCCAGGAGCCAAAGAGTCATTAAAAGCTCTTCGACCACGACGAGATACGCCCCCAGCAGACTCCATCTCGTTCAAAGTAATTTCAGAGCTATTTGTAGCTTGTGAAAAAGTAAATCCGTCGAGTACAGGAACTTCCCATACTGCACTATCAAACTCGATGAACATTTTCGAGTCGCGACTAAAGTATAGCTGTTGTGCCATAGTTTTCTCCTATGAAACTTGAAAAGACTTGGACGTGAACATCTGTTCGTGCCAGTATTTTCTAATAACGAACTTCTATGACGAGTTCACCTACGCCTAAAGGTTCGAGTACACCTTCATCAGTATCTATACTAACGACTGTGATTTGTTGAACACTAAATTCATTGTTTTGGGCGTCGAAATACTGCAGATTTGAATTCTCTTCTACTACAGTCTCGACGTCTTCCATTAGTGCATTTAATGCATCTTGTGCATTTTCTTCATTTACATAGCAACGAACAGTTATAGCCAAAAATCGGTCTTTATAACCACCTCCCTGGTATTCGCGTGTCTCGCTGCCGGCATTTAAATGAATTGCTGGAAATTCTTCTACTTCATCCCAGAACTTTAAAAAAGGAAAAACATTATCCTCTACATCCGATAACATTCTTCCCGACCCATTTATAGTTTTAAACTTAGTTGCGAGCGCATTTACAATATTTGCTCTTCTGGAGGTATAAGTTCTAGCTGTACTTGTCATTATACTCTCCTAGTAAATATTCTACCTAGTGCAAACTGAGCTGCGATTTCTCTAATTGACATATCGATTAGTGCTCTAGGGTCTCTGTCTGCGCTAGCAAATCTGGTTCCACTTGTTCTTTCGTATACTTGGTACGGCTGCTTAGCATATGTATAACCAATACTAGGAAATCCTTCCTTAGTTTCATTTATATCTGTTACGCGAACACTTCCAACAAATCTACCCGACCTATTAACTAGTCGGGGCTCTCTCATATTTTTTGCTACGGTATCTTGTAGCCTAGAGTTAATTATTCCTATTAAATTTTTAACATTAAGAGTCGATTGCTTAGCTCTTGTTCGGGCCCCCATCGGTATAGCTGTTAGCTTAGTTTTACCTCTACTCTTTTCGTGAGTAACTTTTTGCTTTTGACTAACAGATGTTGGAACCGTGCTAGACTTATTTACTTTTGTGTTCTCAGTTACTACTATAGCACCTTTCACTTTTTTAAAAGGGTCTGTTACTCTTTTTACTGCCTTCTTTCTGGTTCTAGTAACAGCGCTATCAGAGCCATCTTGATTCAACACATCTAGTTTGCTTATCGCTTTTTCTAAATCTTTTTGTACTTGAACCTTAAAACTTCTTTCTTCGTCTCTACCTGTTCTTCTATTAGCATAAGAAGATTCCAGAGTTACTACTACTGTATCTTTAGCATCAATTTTTTGTAACTTTAAAATTTGGCTAACTTCTGGAACTTTTGCCAGCTTAGCAGGTATCTCACCGTATTGTAATAAATCTGACACTCTCCTCTTAATTACCGAAGAATCATTTGAGTGTCCTAAATCTAAGAATTGGCTTCTATTTAGCTGTTGTTTTGACTTTTTATAGTAAGTTTGAACAACATTTAAAAAATCAAATCTAGGTGTTAAATATATGTATTTTATAGAGTCAAAAGTCTTTCTAGCATCTAGAGAGACTATAGGACCCTTAGTTTTACTTTTGGACCTAAATGTTATAAAAAAGTCTGTTGAAGTTGCTCCTCTATCAAATATCTCTATACCCTTTAAATTTCCCATAAAGCTTTTTTTAAGTGATTCAAAAAAAGTACTACATATTTTATTTAAATCTCTTTTTGAGATGGCAACACCATCTATATTCATCTGAAACTTTACTTGATTCTTTAGTCCGTCTAAAGAAAGGTAGAATGTATGTACCCTTACATCAGATACCGCTTTTCTATATTCTTCTGAATTTTTCTCTAAATCTGCTTGAACTTTCAGTAAAAAACTTTTTAACTTTTTACTACTCATTAGAAGTTCTTATATAAGTCCAAAACTCTTTTGATATGGTCAGGAAATGCAACATTATTGCGCTGACTTGTAGAGCTTTGATTCTGAATACTTGCAGCTCCTAAGGTTCTACGCTCTTTATGCTCGTCTTTTAAGTAGTACGTAATCAGATCAAATACAGCTAGCTTTAGGTCGGAAGGCAGAGAACCGTACCCTGCCGTATAAACAACTTTTACACTACCAAAACCTTTAGGCCAGTTTTTTGATCTGCCACTACTATTAGTTCTTAGAACACTGTCAGTAGCTTCATCTAAAAAATACTCATAAGCTCCTGTTGTAAGAGCAGTATAGGAAGCAGCGTATGAAGTGCGCTCCTCCACTGATACAATTGTATTTACAGGACTTTCTGTCAACTGTACAATATTAGTGTCCCAGTTAATGTTAAAAGTTTCTGTCTTATTTGTAGAGAAAAAATCTACAAAGCTATTACCACAATAAGTTTTTACTAATTGACTTACAGAAGGAAGAAGCACACTTAATCTCTCATCCTCTTTAGGACTAGAGATGCCTTCTGCTTCTTTATATTCCGTTAATGTTATTAAATTTGCCATAAGTATATTAGTAAAAACTTGGGGCGGCGAACCGCCCCAGGTTATAGAGCTTAATTAGTATTAAGCAATAAAGTCGATCTTGACTGAAGGCTCGGCACCGGTAGCACCGGCAACGATTTCTTCAAAACCGAGTGACTGTGAAGCAACCAGTACACGACGCTGGTTCATTACTTCATAGTCTTGCTCTACTGATACACCACGGAGACGTGGTACAACGTAGTTACGAGTGTTAACTGCGATTGCTGCAGGAATGCCAGCGGCTTCTGCTGGGAACTCTTCAGATACAATTACGGGTGAACCGAATACTGCACCGATAGTACCAACAACTCGCGCTGCCAAATCTGATCCTACTTCATCCAGAGTCTGGAAGTTAGCATCATTCAACAGATCGAAGTAGCTATTCTGACTTACGATGTATGCAACATCAGAAGGCATCAAGCCATACTTGCCCATTTGCTCACGAGCAGCCAACAATAGAGCTGCGGTCAAACGAGTGCCATCTGAGATATCAAGCGTAGTGCCATGAGCAGCTGCATATCCGTCAAGACCAGTAATTGAACCGGAACCATTGATAATTGCATCTTCTACAGCACGACCGTGTGCACGGGCTACTGACTCAACAAGCATAGGCATCAAGTTAATAAGTACCTGCTCATCTACATCGTTATCCATAAACGTGCTAGAAACCAGACGATATGCATTCAAGGTTACTTGCTTTGCATTGTACTGATTGTTCGTGATTTCTACACGGTTTTCCAAGTTACCAGAAGCAGCAGCGGTTGCGAAAGCAGCCTTACCAGCATCTGTTTGAATTGGCAGTACAGTTGCACCGCCGTTGACAGGAAGCTCACGGAACAATCGAGCTACTTTAAGCTCATGCATGATTTCCTTTTCGATTTGAGAAGATACTTCTTGATCGATGTCAGCAGCATTAGCAGCGTAGTTGACGCCAGCTTTTTCTTGGATATCACGAGCAAAATCGGTATCCCAACCTTTGCGAGTCATTACACCCAACATGTGAGCTGCCATAAAGTCTTGGCCCCACTTCGTGATGTCAGACTTTTCAGCACGGTCAGCGAATACACGCTTAGAGTCACGCATTGCTGCGATTTCTTGTGCTTTCTCTTCAAGCTCTGACTTATACTTATTAAGCGTTTCTTCCATATCGGCGTTACGCTTGGTAAGATCTTCTTGAACATCAGCCAACAAACGCTCAGTACCTGATTCGATACCAGTTGCGATTGCAGTCTTGACTTCTTGCTGCTGCTGAGCTTTCGTTTCAGCTTCTGCTTTAGCTTGTTCAATAGCTTCTTGTGCTGCGGTTTCATCCGCGGCTTTTTGTTCGGCTTGCTTCATTGCAATCTTTGCAGCAGTTTCTTCTGCTACTTTCTTAGCAAATGCTTCCAAGTCGATTTCTGGAGTATTAACTTCAGACATTTGGATCTCCTTTTGAACCTCTTCGGTTCCGTCCGGTGTATCACTAGCTACGCTAGAAGTATTAACTTCGTCTTTAGCCAGAGTCTGACCGGCTAGATCTACACGATTTGTGAAAGTTTTCTTGAATTCTTCATACTCAGCTATAGAGTCAAAAGATTTCGCTAGTGAGAAAGTAGCCTCTTGATTGCAAGGAACGGATACAACCGATACTTCAAACAATTCAGCGTCCTTTATCTTTAGTCCGTCAGTTTCCGATAGGTAATCAGCATCCTTGACTCGGAAACCAACAGAAAATGCTCCAAGGATACCTTCTTTAACTAGCTCGCAAACATTAGCGGGTGCAGACTTGCTAATTTTTGCTTCTAACTCCAGACCATTTTCTGTTACTTTTAGGCCTGTAGCTCGACCGATAGGACGGTCGTAATCATGATTAAAAAGAATAATAGGATTCTTTTCAAAGTTCTTTAAGCCACCTTTTGCCCATGCTTCTCCGGAGATTGAATCTCCAGCACGGTCAAAATCAGAGGTGCTTGCCATTCCACGAATCATTACACTACCGTCTTCAGCAGGCATTGATTTAAACGTAGAAGTAAGATTAAAAATTTTTTCCATTAGTCTTCACTACTTTCTGCTTTTGCAGCCTTGCTCAATGCTGAAAGAGGATCAGCAATGGGAGCAGGTTCAGGAGCTGGCTCGGGGGCTGGCTCCTCTTTTAGATCGTGAAGTTCGCTCCACGCATCTGGATAATCATTTTTCATGATAGAGATAAATCTAGACCAGTTTCCAAAGTAGTTATCAACTTGACCTATTCTTAAAGGTACATCAGACTCTTTACTATATTCGT